AGTTTCAGAAATTCAAGCTGCAGTTAGTTGATGCTTTGCTACCTGCGCTTACGCAGATCACACAATCGTTCGCAACGTTGTTTGATGAAGGCACAAACCTAGAGCCTTTATTCTTGGCTATAGGTGCTTCTATCAGGGTGGTTGCTGCTGCTGTGTTCGCGACGATTAAATTAGTCGATCTTTTGATTAAAAACGCAGTTGCTGGTTTTGAGATATTTGGCAAATTGCTAAGAGGAGACTTTGGCGGTGCTTATGAGATTTTTACGACTAGGATTGCAAATATAGTCGAAGAAGCAAAAGCAAATTTTGCCGAGCTTGGCAACATTTTGACAGGTACGGCAACTGCCCCTGATGGCTATACAAGGCAAGGTGGCGGAACCAGCTTAGAACGCCTTCCAGAAAAAACTACTGGCAAGACTGATGCAGAAAAAGCAGAAGATGCTTACAAAAAATTCACTGACCAAGTATTGAAATTCCAGATTGAGCGCGAGAACGGCGCCAAGCAGGCTATAACCGATATTCAAGAGGAGACAAAGTTTGCCCAATTAAGACTGGAGCAGGGCGAGGACTTTGCAAACGCTGTGCAGAGAGTTAATGAGTTAGTGCAGCAGGGCGTTCCTTTCTCTGAAGCCTTTCAGCTTGTAGAAGCAAGGGAAAACGTGCGCAAGCTGCAGGAAGCTCAAGACGATGCAAATCAAAAAGCTGAGCAGCAGGCAAACACTCTAAAAGATCTCTACAAGTCGATTGGTGACACGATTGAAAACAACGTTGTGTCGGCTATTGAAGGTTTAGTTGATGGCACTAAGTCGCTTGGCGAGTCGTTGTCTGGCCTTTTACGTCAGCTGGGCGGAATGTTCTTGCGTCAGGGCGTCGGCAGTATCTTCGACAAAATTTTCCCATCTGCCTATGGCAACGTTGTTGCCAACAACAAAATTGTGCCTTTTGCCTATGGCGGCGTTGTAAACAAGCCAACGCTGTTCCCTATGGCGAATGGGGCCGGTCTTATGGGAGAGGCTGGCCCAGAGGCAATCATGCCCCTGCGTCGTGGCCGGAATGGCCGTCTTGGCGTTGAGTCTTCAGGCGGTGTCAGTAACGTGGTGGTGAACGTTGATGCAACAGGGAGCAGCGTGCAAGGTGATCAGCCAAATGCAGACCTGCTCGGTAAGGCTATTGGTGCAGCCGTGCAGGCTGAATTGATTAAGCAGAAACGACCTGGAGGACTCCTGACTCGCTAATGGCTACTTTCCCTGACATCGCTCCTAACTACGGGGCTACAAAACAAAGCCAGCCCAGGGTGCGCAATGTGCAGTTTGGTGATGGGTTTTCGCAACGACTGCGTTACGGCTTAAATCAAGACGCAAAGGTCTGGGATTTGACATGGGAGCACATTAGTGAGGCTGACTCAGACACGATTGAAGCATTTCTTGAGGCACGCGGCGGAGCCGAAGATTTCGAATGGTCTCCGCCTGACGAAACTGAAACTTACAAATGGATCTGTCAGCGTTGGTCAAAGCGTTTGACAGCTTCAGGGCTGAATTCGTTGTCTGCTACGTTCCAACAGGTGTTTGAGGTATGAGCGAGCTTTTTGAAAATCTGCTCACGTCTAGTCCGTTTGCGATTATTGAGCTGTTCCAGCTCCAGCTAGACGCTGACATTCACGGCAGTGATACAACTCATTATTTTTTCAGCGGGGTCAACCAAAAGACGACTACAGGCCAAATAATTTTTGCAGGCGACACTTACATTGCATTGCCTATTGAAGCAGACGGCTTTGAATACAAGGGTGACGGATCGTTGCCACGTCCAAGTATGCGGATTGCGAACACCGATAGTTTCGTCAGCGCAATCCTGTTGGCCGTTAATGAGACGACGCCGGGCAACGACTTGACCGGATCAAAGCTGACGCGAATCAGGACGTTGAGTCGTTTTCTGGACGCATCTAATTTTGACAACAACACGAACCCCTACGGAACGCCTGACCCCACGTCTACCGGCGAGATGCCTAGAGAGGTTTATTTTGTTGATCGCAAGGTAACTGAGAACAGAGACTTAGTTGAATTTGAGTTGGCGTCGGTATTTGACATGCAGGGAGTGACTGCCCCACGTCGCATTGCCTTAGACAACATTTGCCAGTGGACATATCGCGGCCCTGAGTGTGGCTACACAGGTGCTGAATTTACCGAAAACGACGTTTCTGAGGTTACTGAAGCCGCTCCAAACCTTACGTTTAACACTGGTGATAATCAATTAACCGCACCCAACGAAATACTAGAGGGTGAACAACTTATTTCTTCAAACGGTTGGTATCGCTTGCGTGTTCAGCCCGATGGCAATCTGGTTATTTACGACAAAGCTGGAACGGATGTATGGACGCATGGTCAAGGGGTTAGGCACCCTCAGGGGAATGGTCAGTACAGGCTGAAAATGCAACCTGACGGCAACTTAGTTATGTATGACCGTCAAACTAATGAGGTGATTTACAGCAGCAACACTGATCTCAAGGGAACAGTGTCAGCTTTGTCTTTTACAGGTTTCTATCCAGCAGATATAAACATTGGGCGCCGTGGAGCGTTTGGGCATGAGATCAACAATGGCGCTCCTGCATCGCTTTCTTCTATAAGTACGGTGCGTAAAACCTTCACGCTGGGAACGCGAACGTTGACTGTAGACCTTGCATTCACAGCTCAAGATCTTCCAGACGATCACTTTAGTGGAGCTGATTTTAACTGGAGCGAGCCAACGGTAACGTTTGTCAGTTCAACAGGCTTGTTTAACCGAAATGAGACTGTCAATTTAAACGTCAGCGTCGGCAGTGGAAACGATTTTCGCGACACGCCTCAGGGCCTGCTGACCACTGTTGGCATAGCCGTGCAAATTACTGATACAGGAAACTTCGACAACAACATTGCTCAGTTAGGCAACAACGGCAAGCTTAAAATTATTGCCTTTGGTCCTACTGAGATCGACCTGAACGGCATTTACATTGCTGACGAGCCAACGATCACCACAACAACAAACCTTCCCCCTGAAGACACATGTGGAAAACGGTTGAGTAGCTGCCAGCGTCGTTTTGGAAATGATGCAAATGGACTACCGTTTGGATCATTCCCGTCACTTGGTCGGAACATCGGATGACGCAGTGGAAGGCTGACGCACTCACTCATGCGTTAGAAGAGTCCCCACGCGAGGCGTGCGGTTTGGTGGTTGTAGTCAAAGGGCGTGAGCGTTATTGGCCTTGCAAAAACTTGTCCGACGACGGCGATTTTTTTCTGCTGTCCCCTGACGATTACGCCGAGGCTGAGGATGCCGGAGAAATTACGGCCGTCTTCCACAGCCATCCCAAATCATTGGCTATCGCTAGCGATGCAGACCGCATGAGCTGCGAAAAGTCTGGGCTGCGCTGGTACATCTGCAATCCAGGTTCTGGAACGTGGTGCAGCATTGATCCCAATGGCTACAAGGCCCCGTTGATCGGCCGCCAGTGGGTCTGGGGCGTGTCTGACTGCTGGACACTGGTCCGGGATTGGTATCAAGAGGAGCGGGGCATCAAGCTGCGTGACTGGGAGCGTCCCAGGGACAACATGGCGTTTGATGCTGACCCGATGTTTGAGCGTTGTTTTGAAGAGACGGGTTTTGTTGACGCAGAAACCAATCAACCGGAGAGAGGTGACTTGGTGTTTATGCGTTTAGGCGACTCGTCTGGCTTGAACCATGTTGGTGTTTATGTGGGTGAGCAACGGCTTCTGCACCATGTAAAGGGTCGCTTGTCTAGCCGAGACATCTGGGGCGGCTATTATCAAAAGAACACCGGTCGCATCGTCCGTTACCAAGGAGGGCAGTGAGATGATGCGTGTGATCAAGGTTTACGGAAAGCTCGCGAAGCACCTTGGTCAGCGCAGCTTTAAGGCCGTAGCACGCACCCCTGGTGAGGCTGTCAAATTCTTGCTTGCCAATTTCCCGAGTCTTCGCGCTGTATTAAGCGAGGGCGAATACATGGTTTCTGTTGGAAGGCACCAACTGCCTTTAGGCGATCACCCAGAATTTATTGGTTACCCACTTGCAGGATCAGAGCCAATACGGATTGCGCCTGTAATTAGTGGCGCAGGAGGAAATAGAGGGCTTTCTACAGCAATAGTTGGTGCTGCCTTAATTGGAACTGCCCTGCTTACTGGTGGCGCAACGCTTGGTTTGACTGGTTTTACTGCCGCAGGAACTGGTTTAGGCGCTACAGCAGCAGCGATTGGAGGCAATATTGGCATTGGCTTAGTGCTGACAGGCGTTGCGCAAATGCTTACGCCTACACCTAAAACGTCAGAAATGGACTCTGACCCAAGGGAAAATTTCAGTTTTAGCGGGGTGCAAAACGTTGCGCGTTCTGGTGTTGTTGTTCCTGTTATCTATGGTGAAGTAGTCACAGGCAGCATTACGATTTCTGCTGGCCTGAACACTGAGGAGATCTGATATGACTGATAGGTGGCTTGCTGGAGCGGGCGGTGGCGGCGGTGGCGGCGGTAAAAGCGGCTCCGGTGGCGGAGGGTCTGCA